ACGTGCCTGCCGGTTGCTTGCCGTTAAACGTATTCCAGTCTGTGCTTGTTAGATACCCACTAACCGAAGTCGTAGCAGCAGGCATAGATATTACTGGAGTCGCGCCGCCTGTAGATGCTACTGGCGAAGTTGCTGTAACAGATGTAACCGTTCCAGAACCTTTGTTATTGAACGTAGTCCAATCCGTAGATGATAAATAGCCATCAACCGATGTGGTAGCTTTGGGCATCGAAATGGCAGGAGTCGTGCCGCCTGACGATACAACTGGTGCTGTGCCAGTAACCGCAGTAACCGTTCCACCAGAACCAGTAGCACTAATTGTAATTGACCCTGCGCCATTGCTAATTGATACGCCCGAACCGGCAGTCAATGTAGCTTTGGTTAGCGTATTGCCAGTAGTATTACCGATTAAAAGCTGACCGTTTGTGTAAGTTGTTTGTCCCGTGCCACCGTAACCAACGCCAAGAGTGCCTGATAGGCTTACAGCACCCGTAGTTGCACTTGACGGCAATAGCCCAGTGCTACCCCCGCTAAACGACAAAACACCCGTATTGGCAAACGTGATGTTTCCTGTGGCGCTTGAAACACTTATACCAGAACCGGCAATCGCGGATAACACACCTGTATTAGATACGGTTACATTACCTGTAGCGCTTGACACACCAATACCAGAACCGGCAATATTTGACAACACGCCCGTGTTAGTTATCAGGATTGTGCCTGATCCATTGGTAATTGCAATTCCTGCACCGGTGTCTATAACATGTAGCTTGTAACTAGAACTAGCAGTGTCGCCAATAAGTAACTGCCCGTCAGTTGGGATAGTGCCTAAACCTGTTCCACCGCTAGGAATCGGTAAAATTCCTGTTCCACCGCCGGTAAACGCGTAAAGGCTGTAGAAATAACGATACCATTCACGCGATACCAAACCGGTGCGCTCATCAACAATGGGCACACGCGGGGGCGTGATCTGGGTAGCGTTAAAGGATGTATTGGCCATAGTTAAGCATTTGTTGGGCTTATTAACAATTCAGCGCCCATAATAGCAATCTTAACCGGATCAGTCATTGATAACTCGTAAACCCGATCCCGTATCTTCAATGTCATGCCTAACCGCCTAAAAAACACACGCTTATAGTATTCACCAATTTTGCCGATAGGCGACCAATGTTCATTAGACCACGTATGGCCACCATCATCTGACCACCGTAGCATAACTTCAGGGTTATACCCAGGTGCGGCGGCGTAGCCTATTGTTGCTAACGCGTAACCGTTATAGTCTTCTAACGGTTGAACCTGCGTTACTAAAGGTTCATTTCCGTCATTGATTTCAGTAACTAATTGATCGCCTGCTTGCGTAGTTAAATATCCTTGCACAAACTCAGCTACAATTATATCGCTAGATTCAGTAGCTAAATCTTCTGCAAAATATTCTGGGTAAAGATTTAAACCAACGCCTGATTCTATATCAATTTGAAGGCTGTGTTGGGCTGTTCGTTTAAGGTTATTTTGACCTGTTGGCAACGCTCGCCACGAACGTAACCATTTTTGGGCTTGCCCATTGTCGGCGTAAACATTTAAATCAAACTGGTAAATGTCGCCGGTTTCAAAATCACCAATGATAATATCGCCGTTAAAGTTACATTGATTGTTACCACGATGCCGTGTAAATGCGCCGCTATCAAACCCACAACGCTCATGCCATGCTTGGGTAGCTACATCGTAAACCCATGTGGTGTTGCCGGTAGGAAAATTAAGCACGTAGAAAGCATGACCGTCTTGCTGATAGGTATACGCTACCGCGTCAGAAATATTGCCGTATTGCTGAATTTGCCATTCGATAGCGTGAGTTGATACACGTTGTCCGGTGTAACCATTGGCGCGATAGACAATCCCTTGACCACGAGCGTCTGTGCCTAACCAAAATATACCGTTATCCAACTTAGCAATAGAAAATGGTGCAACGCAACCAATCTCATTAAAAGCACCTTGAATACGCTGTAATGGAAAATCAGTAGCGCCTGAGTCATACCAAACTTCAACTGAATCAGTGCCAAACACCCATAACTCACGATGATCTGACAGAATACCAACCACACCATCTGGTGAACCTTCAGCGCTGGCAAAGTCTAATGGATCAACGGATGTGCCGTCTAATAGTTGAGACACCCATATTATTTGGCTGTTAGGTTGATTGAATACAAAGTAGCCATCTAAATATGACACCGTTACTGCGCCTGCAAAATCAGGGTCGGTAATTTGTGCAAATACGTTTGTTGATTCGTTATAGATGTAACCGTCTGGATTACAAGCTAAAAATATCTGTGTGCCGTTGTCAGCAATAGACACGGGGCCTGAGCCGGATACTGTGCCTAGCAATATTGGTGTGCCTGTTGTGCTTGTCAGCTTATAAAACTCTTGCCCCGATACCACATAGAAGTCAGAACCATTAGTCTGATGCGCCCACAATGCGCGAATAGGGCCAGTGCCTACCGTTTGTAAGAACTTAAGTCCTGGCGCACGTTGCAAGAACCCTGGTTCTTTTCCGCCTTCAGGTATGATTTCGGGGAACAAATTGACCATACGATTATCCGCAGCATTAACACTGCGGGCAACATAGGCGCTCCCAAGAATCGGTGTTTTCATTATTTATGCAGTTACGGCTTTAATTACTGCAAAAGCAATAACGATTGCTTCAGATAACGAACCCAAGCTAATATTTCTTACGTTAATACTGGCTGAACCTGCGGCAGATTGTGCATTTAACAAATAAGAACCTGCTGTGCCCCCAGAAATATGATTCATAACTAAAATATCACCCGCTTCAATAACAGTATTTGTCAACGTAAAACTGACAGTTGTGCTAGCCGCTAACGCTGCATTATTTAAAGTAATTTGCCCGTTAGATTTACTTAAAGTAACACCGGTAGCTTTGCTAATAGTTTGAGTTACAGTGCCGCCAGAACCTGTTGCATAACCTTGTTTGCCCGTTCCGCTAATAACTTGATTGCCGGTAGTGCTAAAACTTGTGCCAGTAGCTACACCAATTACAGGTGTAACAAATGTAGGGCTAGTAAATAAATTGGTTATTGATAGCTGTTTAGTAGTGCTAGTGGTTGCTTGAACAATTGGTAAAACATCCGCACCGGCTTGAGATGTTGCGACAGGTAGGGCAGAAATTGCAATATTTGGCATGAAAAATTCTCCTTAGTAATTACCGGCATAAATGTTAAAGCGTTGACGAGTAGCGATAAGCGAGTAAGGCATAGACATAATATCATCAGGGTTGTTGATACGCTTCAAATTGCGCTTCGATGTCATTGCAATACGTTGCACTTGTGGGCTAGGCTCAACACCAAATTCGGGGGCTATTTCCATTGCTAGATTGTATGTAAAGGCACGAAGATAACCAGGTGGAAAAGCTAACTCAGTAGACAAATTAGCGGGTTGAGATAATTCTTCAACGGAAATAAAATGCCATTCCAAGTCCCGCGTGGGTTTGGGATAAATGTACATATCAACGTCTGGATATGTCATGTTGATAAATAACACTTGCGGGTAAGTGGATGTTACCGTCTTCACAGCAATACCATCGTACTGCTGTTGGTTAATCATTTTTATGCCAAAGCTGACATTGGTGCCTGGGTCGCGGTAGTAAGTTGCGTCATCCAGAAGAATGGGCCGGTTGCCTTGAAAATCACCTGACGGGCCAAGAGTGCGGTTAATAAAACCGGCAGGCCAAGTAAAAATTTGGTCTTGGGTGCTAAACACTGATAAACGCTCAGTATTCCACGAATCAATCATTTGATTCATAGCAGTTAAGGAATCTTGCATTACAGACGCGGAAGATGTCTCACCTTCAGCCAATACGCCAAGTAGTCTTAGTGCTCTGTTGATTTGATCGCCCGCGGTATATGTGGCCATGTCTATACTCCTTCTACAGCCACCGAAGCATTACGGCGGCCTCTACGTTTAATTTCCAGTGTATTCACCACAGGGGCCGCATCCTCGTCAATCAAGGGCGTATCTAAAGTATACCGCATCCAACCATTTTCTTCATCTGCTTTTGCTTCTAAACTGCAAATAGCTACTTTTGTGCCGTGAACCGGATGTTTTAAATAGATGACCATAAATCGCCCCCAGGCTGACGCCGTAAAAAGTGATGGTAATTGCCAGAATAGGCTTGTTCGGTGGTGTGGTGCGTTAATTCTAAATCTGGCGGTATCCAAATTTCACCGCCCGCGTCAATCCAGTTACGGCTAAACGCGTAGTCTTCGCCCCACCATGCACCTTTATGGGCGCCGTGGTTAAACAAGTCTACAGACAATTCATATTTTGGGCCATAGCATAAATCGGGATAAGCCGCCATAAACCGCCCAACAGCCTCTTTAGTTACTTTTAAAAACCCTGCCGGAACGCGAGTGGCTTGAATACAGCCGTCATCCCTAACAATTGGCATGAAGTTTTCACCATCTTGAAGAACGCCCATATATTGTTCTTCATCTTTCTTAAACCGGTATAGCCCACCAATCACATCGCCTGGTGTTTCAATTAAAGTTAATAAATCTTGTGGCCGCCATGACAAGTCATGGTCAATAAATACAATCACGTCAGCTTTAGCGCTGAGTGCTTTTCTGAGCATCGCTGCTCTTGCCGCAGAGATGTAAGGATTGCCAACTTCATTGACTAACCCATCTTCCCATCCTGCTGCTTTAATGAGTGGTATAGACGCTTCAAGGCTGTCTAAACATTGCTGATATGGTCGTTTAACTGTAGGAAGACAAAAAACAACTTTCATGTTACCGCCATAAAGTTTGGTGGGATTCACCCCCACACAGAACGTGTGAGAATGAACC